ACTTGGCTCAAACGACGATCATGTGGTTAAGAGCGCGAATATAATCGTGGCTACGGTGGTGGACCCGAGTTTAGTGGAGCACAAACAAGACAAGGCCCCGGTTATAATTTTAAGAGACGAATATAACTCGGAACAAGACCCGGTTATAGTGAGGCCGGCGATCTTGGATGACACGGTACGATCGGCAAGAGTGACCAAGAAGTACGCTAATCAGCGTTATGTGGAGACGGACACCCTGGGCAGAGTGTTTGTCGGGGAGAAGGGCCACCAAATCAAGATGAGCCAAATCATCAACGTGAAGAATGGCAGCTTATATCTTCAGCGTACTTAACCTATAGGTACGTTCTTTAAATGAGTACCTCGTGTGTTGCTCGGGCCGTCGGCCCGACCCTCGCAACAACTCTTAATTTAGATTAACTACTTCCGGTAAGAAGAACCGGAGTCTGAGCATAGTACCCCCAAGACTGAGTGTTAGCCACCTAGAATTGGGGGTAGTGCTCAAATTAGACTAACAACTTCCGTATAAGTTGTCACCGTCGCGTCGCATATCACAGTCTTTGCCCATGGCTACCCGTTCAGCCTAGCATTGCCTCTCTCGCGGGCGACTGTGCAGCACTCACTGATTCTTGAACATCAGTGATCTTTAATCTCGGTCAAGGGGTCTACCGAGAACCATGTCTTCACCTGTGGTTCCTTGTTTCAGGTTGACCAGAGGGTACGCGGTAGCAAATCTTGTGTTGCTACAAGCACAAACCTAGCAAGCTAACCTAGCATGTCAACAACCGAAGATCAAAAAAATCAGTTGGTGCAGAAGATTCTGAAGTACTCGCTGATTGAGCATCCCTTGATGCCGACTCCCAACGAGGAGCAGCGACTTCAGATGATTCAGAACGTCGGCCCGGAAGAGACGATGCGCTTGTTTCTGATGCGGGAACAACGTGTCCGAGCGGAGCTGGCTGATCCGCATCGGTACGGGTCTGAACTGACCTCGTGGCAGGATGCTGACGCCTTGATGAACAAGAGCAGCGAACTGCTCATCCTGGGTGGCAACCGTGCTGGGAAAACGGAGTACGCTGCCAAACGAGTCTCGCAGATCTTTCTGGGTACAGATTTGAACGGGATAGCACCGAACTGGGTCAAAGAGAAGTTTGGCAAACGAGGCTTGAACATTTGGTGCCTACACACCACCAACATGACGAGTGTGAGCATGCAGCAGAATGTGTTTCACAAATACCTTCCCTCGGAGTTGAAGGAAGCCAAGCGCAACAAACACACTCAGGTCAGTTGGACCCAGAAGAACGGGTTTTCAGACAATACCGCGGTATACAATGGGAACCAGATCTGGTTTCTGAACTATGCCCAGGACATCAAGGTTGTCGAGGGCGGCGAGGTTGATCTGGTCTGGTGTGACGAACTTGTTCCGGCCGACTGGCTGGAGACGCTCAGGTACAGGTTGGTAACCCGAAACGGGAAGCTGCTTGTTACATTCACCCCAATCTTAGGTTACACGCAAGTTGTAAAAGAGTTCATTACGACTGCCAAGATCACCTCTTGGAAGGAGAGTGAGCTACTGCCCAACAACAACGTAATCGGTGTCCCAAAAGGGAACATGCCGTACACTGCGGAAGGTGTGTTTGGCCGGCACGCTTGTATTTGGTTTCACTCGAAGCTGAACCCGTTTAACAACTGGGACCGCATGGTGCAGACGCTCAAAGGTAGAAGCACGCATGACATTAAGATTCGAGCTTATGGGTGGGCAGAACAAACCGCGGGCAGTCAGTTTCCCATGTTTGGGGAAGCCAACATCTTTACCGATAGTGTTACTGAGCGTTGCCCCGAAGGGACAAACTACATGGTGGCTGATCCAGCCGGTGCCCGAAACTGGTTCATGCTCTGGGCCAGGGTTGACGAGTACGGCACCATCTGGATCTACCGTGAATGGCCGGATCAAAGCTACGGTGAATGGTCGCTTCCTAGCGACAAAGCTGACGGTCGTCCGGGGCCTGCACAGAGAAGTGGAGCAGGTCGTGGCGTGAATGAGTACACTGAACTAATTTGGTCTTTAGAAACCCATGCTGACAAACGCGAGGAGATTGCAGAACGCTACATTGATCCGAGAAGCGCAGGAACGGAGGCTACGACAAAGGAGGGCGGGATTACACTGTTGGATCTGCTGCTTGAAGCGAGCGAGCCTCTTGATTTTATTCCTGCTGCTAGTGTTTCTGTTGATGAGCGCGTTTTGATTATTAACGATCTCCTGTGTTATGACAGGGAAGCTGACATTGATATTGCCAAAAACCATCCGCGGTTAATGGTACATGAGAGTTGTCAGAACCTGATTTACTCTTTGAGAGAGTGGACAGGGCACGATGGTCAAAAGGGAGCGTGCAAAGATCCTATTGACGCTTTAGGGTATTTAGTGGTAATGCAACCTAGCCACATCAAGTCATCATTAAACAAAGAGTGGCAAAAGTTTAATAAGTGCGGGAGCTATTAAAGTTATGCCAAATACGAAGACTGACGTTCTAGCAATTGCGTCAAAAAACCCGCACGTTGGGGAGTTGTTGAGCGAGTACAACCGCGCAATGATCAACTCCAGTCAGGGAAATTTGGTCACCAAGTTCGACAATATCCGGTTTTGTAGGTGGCCAGGCCAGACTGATGACGGCAAGAAACACTCTGAAAACCGCTCTCAAGGTGACCCAGCGTGGCCGTTTGAAGGTGCTTCTGACGTTCGGACCCGGCTAATCGACGCAACCTGCAACGAGCTCACTGCTCTTCTTGTTAGTGCGTTTCAGAAGGCTGAACTGCGCGCAAACGCAAACGAACTAAACGACATGCCGGTGTCCCAGATTGGGACAACGCTTCTGCGCTGGATTCGTGACTGCAAAATGCCGCAGCAACTCTACAAAGAGGCTACTCTGGGAGCTCAGTACGCACTTCAGTACGGTTGGAGCGCGTTCTTTGTGGGTTGGCAGCAGAACATCGGCGTTCGCACCCAGCAAATCTCGATGGAGCAGATCATCGGGCTAGCCCAACAGTCGGGCAGTCAGGTGCTGATGGAGCTTCCCAACTTGATTGCAACCGCTCCTGAACAAGCCGCGGAGATCATTCAGGCTGCCATTCCGCAGATCAAGGCTTCTGACGCCAAACGCATGGTGCGCGAGCTGGCAGAGACTGGCATGACCTCCATGGACGAGGAATATGTCAGCAGGAATTTACCCGAGATTGTAGCTCTAAAGCCGTGGGATGAGATCATTTTCCCCCCAGAAACCGCGGACTTGCAACGGTCTCGGGTAATCTTTCGCAGAACCTGGATGTCCGAGGTTGAGTTGCGTGAAAAGATTACGACTGAAGGCTGGAACCCGGACTGGGTGGAGCGTGCTTTGCAGCAGCTTGGTAAGTCTACAACTTACTACAACATTAACCTGCTGCCGACTACAACCATGATGGTTTACAACGGTGTAAACTACATGAACATGGTGGAAGTGGTGTACTGCTACACCAAGAGTCTTGATGGAGACGCTCCAGCGATCTTTTACACTGTGATTTGTCCGCAGGCAGCCTCGGATCGCTACGAAGACTCTTCTTCTTGGGCAATCCACGAGCGTCTTGACTATGCTCACGGGGAGTATCCGTTTGTGGAGTTTCGCAGAGAGCAACTTCGCAGGGCTATCACCGATACCCGCGGGATTCCAGAGTTGGCGACTACAGATCAGGACGAGATCAAGGCGCAACACGACTCTATTCGGGATCACACGGCGTTCTCGACGCTGCCACCGATCAAGGTAGTCAAACGCATTGGCGGCATGAACAAGGTTGGCCCGGGCGTACAGTTGCCGGTGACCAACCAGAACGACTACACCTTCATGGACCCGCCGGCGCGGGAACCCAGCACTGCGTTTAACTTGATTCAGCGAGTTGAACAGCAGCACGCTGCTTATTTTGGCACCAGCAACAACATGGTGTCTCCGATGACCACGCAGATGCTTCAGCAAACGCTGGTAAACTCGTGGCTTTTAACGTGGCGCTCCGTGTTTCGGCAGATGTTTTCTCTGTGCTGCCAGTACATGCCGCCACAAGAGATTCAGCGCATTACCGGTGGCCAGTTGCCGCAGAACTTGTCCGAAATTCACAACGAATTTGACATTAACGTCCGATTTGACGTGATGAACATGGACAAGGAGTACATTGCACAGAAGGTAGACTTCTTGACCAAGATCAAGCAGATGGACTCTGGTGGCGTACTGAACGCTAACCGCATCACAGAGATGTTGATTCAGGCAATTGCTCCTGAGATGGCTGGTGAACTCATCCTGAACCAGCAACAGGCTTCTCAGAAGATGTTCAAGGATGTGCAGACCGACATTGGGATGATGCTGCTTGGTAACGAAGCCTTGTATCAAGAGAACGATCCCGCGGCGCAAACCAAGCTACAGTTTGCTCAGCAGGTGATGCAGAATAATCCGAAGGCTCAGCAGGCGCTTCAGCAAGACCCCAACTTTCAGGCTCTCTTTGAGAACTATGTGAAGAACCTTCAGATGAGCATCATGCAACAGCAGAATGCTCAGATCGGCCGACTCGGAGTAACTCCAGTGCAACAGCAACCCGGACAATGACACAAAAAGAACGCGCAGCTTACGGGTTTGCTGGGAAAAACCACATGTGGGATCAGATCATTGAGACGATCCAACAGATGCAGGAACAGCTTTGGATGGGTGCGGTCAGTAATAATGTAAAAGGTGAAGACCGAATTCACGCATGTGGCCAGGCTGATGGTGTAAACTTGGTTTATTCGACACTTTTAACTTTAAGATCAGAAGCATTAAAATTAAATGGCTTGACTGATGACGATGATTTGGCATAACGCCATTAACGGTCCTTCCAGCGTTACTGGATTGTAATTAAAGGCACTTGCGACCTTAAACGCATGAACGAACAAGAAATTGGATCACAGCCTGACGCCGGGAGTCAGGAGGCAGATCAGAATCCCGTTGCTCAAAAACTCGGTTTGATGGATGAGCGAGACCTTAGCAGTCTCCTTAAATCCAGCTTCCTTAACGAGGAGGAGGCAGCTCCGGCCACACAGGAGCAGGAACCGGAACAAGCGGTGGATTCCTCACTGGAGGACGATCAACCTGCGGAAGACGATTCCGAACCACACGACAATAGCTCTTTGACAAAGGGTGTCCAGAAACGCATCAACAAATTAGTTGCTGCAAAAAAGGCTGCCCAATCGGAACTAGAAGCGCAAAAAGCTGAATTGGCACGTCTTCAGCAAGAATTGGATTCTGCAAAAGCATCCGTTCCTGTAAAACGTGAAGATGTCAGCGAGTTTGTTGAAAAGCTGGATACCATTGAACAGGTAAAAAGCGAGTACGACAAAGCCGTTGAAGTGTTGCTTTGGTGCGAGGATAACTTGGATGGAGGTGTGATTACGTTGCCAGATGGTACGGAACACGAGCTTTCTGACAAAGAGGTCCGCGCAATGAAGCGCACAGCTATTCGCAGAAAGGAAGTGGAACTTCCTGCACGTCTAAACTACCTGCAACAGCAGGCTCAAGCAGACGCCCAGGTAACCGCTGACTTTCCTTGGTGGGGAAAGCCTGAGACTGAAGAGTACCAAGTTGCTCAACAGATTATCAGAGACTTTCCTGAGCTTAAACGTCGCCGGGCAGATTGGAAGCATCTGGCTGGATTGGTTGTTTTGGGTGCCAAAACTTATGCTGAGCAAAAGTCAGCAAAAGCTAAAACACAAAGCCAACCGATTCGCAGAGCGCCAGTTCAGCCTGGAGCCGCTAAAGCTGCACCTGCTCGCACTTCTGGAGACGAACAGTCAAAAGCCAAACAACAGTTTGCAAAAGCTGGAGGCAGTCGTGATGGGTTAACTGACCTAGTCAAGGCAATGAACTTTGTTTAGTTCACGCAGTAAATCGCAGAAACTCACTCATTTGTATGGCAACTCTACTCGAACCTAATCTCTCCGGCCGCGGTAAACGCGAAGACCTCATGGACATGATCGCCTTGGTTGACGCCAAGGACACGCCGTTTACGTCTATGGCCAAGAAGGGCAGCAAGCCCGGCAACATGTACTTCCGCTGGCAGTCCGATAGCCTTCCGACCCCTCAGGTTGGTGGCACCCCGGACGGTGTGGACGTTAATCTGAGCACTGGCGTTGACAACTACGTTGTCGGCTACCGTGCGGAACTCGCCAACTACGCGCAGATTTTCCGTCGCGCAGTTCGCGTGTCCAAGCTCACTCAGGACATCGCTGATGTTGCTGGTGTGCGTGATGAACTGGCTGACAACGTCGCCAAGGCTATCACGGGCATCAAGCGTGACATGGAAGTGACCTTCACGTCCAACCAGGTGTCCCAGCTTGACACGGGCAACCAGACCACGCCTTACCGCACCGCGGGGGCTCAAACCTGGATCAGCAACGCCGGAACCGGCACGCCGACTCCCGGTGACATCCCTTCCATCTTCCGCACTCCGACGACCTCGATCGTTGGGTCCGGCACTGCGCTGGGAACGTCGCTGACGGACTCTTCGGTGCAGGGTCTGCTCAAGTCGATCTTCGACCAAACCGGCCATTACACCTCGTTTGACTGCATCGTCGGGACCGACCTCAAGCGTGCCTTCACTGGCTTGCTGGGGACGACCAGTCTGACGACCACGACGGGCGTTGGTGTGACTGGCGCGGGCGCAACGAAGGTGCAGACCTTCCAGCGTGACGCTGCCGCGGACACCTACATTCAGTCGCTGGACGTGTTCCAGGGTGACTTTGGTACGGTGCGTTTGCATCCGACCACGTTCATTGGGACGGTTGGCGGTTCTCCGCTGGCTTGGACCCCCACGCCTTTCAAGGGGCTCGTGCTTGACATGAACCTGCTTGAAGTGCGTTATGGTGGCAACGTGGCTCAGGTGACTCCGCTGACTGACAACGGTGGTGGCCCCGGTCGCCTTGTTGAAGCCGTTGCTGGTCTGGTTGTTGGGAACCCGCTGGGTCTCGGCAAGTTCGACTACAACGCGGCCTAGTAGTCTTCTGAGCGACACCTGCCAGTACGCGCAAGCGTTTCTAGAAGTGGTGTGACTGCTAGGAGAGACTAGATGGCCTTTGGTGGCCACAGGAACGCCGCTGACAACCGTGAGGCGTGACACTCTGGAGAGACAGAGAGCTTCTGCGACACCTGCGTAGCTTGATTTCGGTTGAGCTAAAAGTGGTGTGACTAATCGGAGAGACGATTACTTTTGTGCAAGCGCAGAGTTTGTAGAGCCAGTCAGAATTGACTGAACTTGAATCTGGGGCACAATAATTTAGCGACACCTGCCATGCTGGCTCCATGCCGGCGGCACGGACCGGGGATGCTTGGTCGAAGCAGTGGTGTGACCGCCGGGAGAGACCGGTATTCTTTTTCCTAGACGAAGAACATTGAGTCTTTAACCCACTAGATTCCGAGTGACTGCCGTAAGTAGTCAAATTTTATGACGGTACTTCCTATTCCGATAATTCCAGAACTGATTCAGCGTTACACCGGGGTGCAGGCTCCTGCAAACTTGGTTGGTCTAGCCAACAGAAAGCCGGCTTCCAGCGGCCCAGAAGGCACAGATGGATCTGCAATGCCGCCTGACAAGATCAGCCCATACAGTGGCATTTACGACCAAAACGGAAGGCTTCCTCAGATTCCTCCTCCTGGCACAACCTTTATGGCCCGCGTATGATTAACGTACCTGAAAACCTTGTTGGAGAGTTGGAGGCTGAACTGCGCCGCGGATGGTTGAGGAATCAAGTTGAAGCCAAAGCTACAGCCAAGTCTAACGCACGTTTTAATGCTGAACGACACAAGTCTGTTGAAGGACTCGGCCAAAAGATCGCAACGATTCCGTTAACCGCTTATCACTTTTGGGGTCAAAAGCTGGGTTACGGATGCTGGGATTCCAAGGCATTCATGGCTGAGTTTTTGCGTGACAACCCAGAGTGTAGAGTTAATAGTGGCGGGACTAAAGACATCCACGTCGGTTGGACGCCTCCTAGCAAATGAAGACAGTACCATTTAGCGCAATTCTGGCAGAGACGTGTCAACTGATCGGTCTTGACCGGAATACGCTAAATGACAAATCGTTTGCAGCTATCCGCGATTTTACTAATCGTCGGCTAAGCATGATTTGGGATCGGGAAGATTGGCCCGATATTCAAGAGGTCGTTGAGCTTTGGCCTGGCATAGCAATTACTAATGTTGTTGCCTCTCCAATTCCTGTTTTAACTGAAACAGGCAACGAGCTTTTACAGGAAAATGGGCAGCCGTTGTATTTCCAGAACGAAGAAAATACCATTCCTGTAGACATCACGCTTGATCCAAACTATCCGCGGATTTACCTGCGTGATTTTTCCAATCAAGCATGGCAGCAAGGCAAAGTTGGCGACTCAAACGTCAACATCATCAATCCATTTTGGATTCTTAAAGAAGATGGCACCCTAGCATCATCTGCTGAGCAGCAGTACACGTTTACCTACACTGTAGGAGACGCTGCCACAAATCCGTACATTACTGGAATTACGGTGCAGATGCCGTGGTGCACGCCACAGTGGACCTCGATGAGCCGGTCCACTTTGGAGTTTGTGAACAATCCACAGCCGATTGCGGTTGTCTCCGGGCAGGCTATTGGATGCTGGACTGGTGATCCACGGAAAACATCCAGAGTGCGGGATGAGTCCTATGTCGTGGAAAACATGCCCGATTTGGACACAGACGCTACATCTGCAACTCAGATTCTGAGCCAGGATTTGTTTGTTCTCAGGTTTGCAAACTTCAACTCCAAGTTTGTGCTACTTCGAGCTGTTGCTCCGTTCCTTTTTGGAACCAGATACGACACAACTCTGGCCTACACTGCTGGAGCGCAAGTTTATTACGACCCAAGCCAAGCAAGTTCAGCGTACAATCCTCCAAGCAAAAACCTCCCGGTTGAAGGAAACTTTTGGGATGCCTATTCAAATGCTGGAGTTGGTGTCTTGCCGGCTAATCCTAGCTTTAGCTGGAGGCTTGTAGAAATTCCGTTTCGGTTTAAAGGGTACTTGGTT